TTCTTCTTCTTCTTCTTCTGTATCGTTACGTAACGTTACGGTAACGTTACTTTCTATTTGGTTTTGTTTTTGTCGTTCTCTATATCGTTGTTGTCGAAGTCTATTCTTTTCGTTATGCTTACTTTTACTATCTAAACTTTGATGTTTCTCCCAATTTTTAACTTTGTATGCACCTCTGACTTCTTCTATCATTCCTAATTCTTCAAAAGTTCTCATTGCTAATCTTATTGAATTAAGTGGTCGATTAAATTCATTAGCTAACATCTCATTGTTAAACGGTAGATTTTCAGATAACATGATGAAACCTTGTTCATTATATTTACCAGCAAGTGTTAGTAGTTTGACCCAAACCGTAATAATTGTGTCGCGTTCGGGCAACGCCTCAATATACTTAATCTTGCTATCGTCGAACATACCGACTTTAAGTTTTATCCATGATACTTCAGCCATTCGCTTTTTCTCCTTTCAGCATTCGGTTGAGCCTATCGTCTACATCAACCCAACTTTCTTGTAACTTGTACTTTTCATTAAAACTATCCATGCCTATGTTGTGCTGCTCTCTATGATGTTTTGAACATAGTGCTAATACTTTGTTGCCAGCGTGATTAATCTTTCGTCGATTGCGACCACGTCCTACAGCTTGATAATGTGCTAATTCGGCATATGGTGCGCCACAAATAACACAGTTACGATTGATTGTTGACCAATATAGAAATGCTTTATCATTTTTAAGTAAGTCGCTCGTTTTATAGTTAAGTGGGATATTGTTATGAAACACCCAGTCGAGAATGACCTCGATTAATTGTCTAGCTTGTTCTCTTGAACAATTACTTAATGACAAGCGTTTATCATAGCCATTTAGGAACGTTATATAATCTTGGAACATTTCCCTCATGTATTCTCTTGGTTGCCCTGTATAAGCCTCTATATCGTTGCAGAGAGCAAACACTTTCCGTCGTTGCTTATCAGTAATTAGGAATGGATCAATAGCTTTAACTTCACATTCAACTTCTAGTCCGTTATCTAGTAATAACGATGTTTTGTTGTCTATATCTACACCCTCAATGACAACGGTAGTTGTACCGTCATCTTGAGTAATGTAATTTTTAATAATCGGCATTTAAATCAACTTCTCAAATTTATATTTATTACCATGTATATCAGTTAACTCTTTACGATTACGTTTTAATTTAGTGCTTATATAACCATTATTTCTACCTAAAAATTGACTCGCTCTACTCATACTTATAAATTCATATTCGATACCTAAATGATTAATGAGTTTTACAGCCATATTGGTATGCATTAGACCAGTTTCAAATGCATGCCTGTTGTTTTCTAAGTGATTGCACCACTCAAGATTTTCTACATTATTATTTTTAGGATTGCCGTCAATGTGATTGATACATTCTTTTCCTTTAACAACTGGCATAAAAGCAAAAGCTACTAATCTATGAACTAAAAAATCTTTATGTTTGCCATCTTTCCAAAGTGATACTCTTACATCTCTACCATTAGGCGTTTTATCTTTTAGGTAACGCTGTTTCCAATGTCTTACGCCATGTTTCTTTGTATAAGTGGTTTTATTTTTATGAGTTCTTACTCGACCTTTGTTACTTACTTCGTAAATACCTTCGTAACCTACAACGTCTCTCCATTTTTCGTTCATTTAATCACCTCATTAGAAAGGAAGTGTAGAATCGTCTATATCATTGATGCCATTATCATTGCCAAACGGATTATTTCCTGCTGATGCTTGTCCTTGCTGTTGTGATTGATTGTTATTCTTTGGCTCTAAAAATTGAACACTGTCTGCTACTACTTCTGTTACGAACACTCGGCGACCTTCATTGTTTTCATAGTTACGTGATTGAATACGTCCATCTACACCAGCTAATGAACCTTTAGAAAGATATTTATTAACGTTCTCTGCTTGCTTTCTGAATACGACTACATTGATAAAGTCTGCTTCACGTTCACCTTGTGAGTTTGTGAAACTTCTATTCACTGCTAATGTGAAAGTTGCTACACTCACTCCACTTGGTGTTTGTCTATACTCAGGATCTTTTGTTAATCTACCTACTAAAATTACTCTGTTTATCATTCTTTAATTCCTCCAAGCCATTTATTAATTTGTTGTCTTGTAACGTTGATTTGTTGTTTGTTTAAATCATTTACGTTCATATTTTTTAATTTTTCTATCTGTTCTTGATATTTGCTTGCAGCATTACTTCTTTCAGCAATTTCGATAAAGCTATCTGCTTCTTGTCTAAGCAACTCTTTCAATTGATTACTTGATGTTGCATACTTATCTTGTTTTTGTTTTGCATCTGCATCATCTTCATCAGTTGGAATATTGAAGAATTTCATTAAGAAATATCTTTCTGCATAAGTTAATGCAGTACCATGTGCTTTCGATACATCGTCTTGTTGGCCTACTGCGAAGAAAGGTACTTCTAAAATTTCTTGTGGATTATCTGCATTGATCCATTTATAAGTCAGTTTCAATTTAATAATATGTTCTGGCTTACCTTTCGCATTTGTGGTTTCAGTTACTTCTTCGTTTTCTGTGTATGGTACAAGTAATAAATTATGTTCAATCATCTTGTTTCTTATTCTATGAAGGACTTGAGAGCCACTTACGTAAGAATAGTTGTAACCTTTGGTGTCTTTAGTAAAACCATCAATATTGGCTTTAACATCTGCTATCTTTTGAAATAAATTAAGTTGTTCAGCCATCGTTTACCACCTCCAAATCTTCAAAACTGTATACTTTACGCGTTTCTTTCGTTTCAATCGTTGATACTTCAATCAAGTGTTTATCCCAGTCAATGTCTATATCTTGCAAACCATCGAATTTACGAGCATTACGTCTTAAAGCATTGTAATTAGCATATTCTTGAGCAGTAGGTTTATTAGTGATCCAACGTCCAAAGTGATTATCTTTAATGCGATATTCTACTTCACAATTCAATATCGGCTCTTGCATCGATATACTCCTCCAGTCTTTTATTCGCTCTGTCTGCCCTAGCGTCTGCGCTTTGGTACAATTCCATATAAAACTTGATGTCGTTTTGCAATTCTTCAATATGGTCCTGAGCAGTTTGATACTGGCGTTCTAAAAATTTATAATCATTAGCAAGTAAAACTAAGTCGATACTGTCTTTACAATATTTGTTAAAATCCTTTTTACTTACCTCTATTGTTTCGGCCATAGTTGACCTCCTTCGTGTATTTTGGTTAAATTAAATTGTGTGTTTTGGTTAAATTTTGACTGTTACTCATTGGCGTGGGTATCAGTCTTTTTTTGTGTAGTAACATCGGTCGAAAAATACATAAGTTGCTAATGCTGTGAATAGTCCAATTCCCGCTGCTTTAGTTATCACTAATTCTGCTAGCATGAGCAGGAAGAATACTGCGTTAAACATCATGCCTGAGATTAAGAATGCTTTATCGTGTGATTTCATGTTTATCTCCCCTTTCTATGAATTTCTTCAAAATGTTCGTCGATGAAATTGCTCATCTTTCTAGCGTTAAATCTCCAACGGTTCAAACTTTCATCTGGATAATGTGCGATGCCCTGCTTTTTGAGTAATTTTTCAAACTTCGGATTGAATAGTAATCTGTCTTTAATAGTTTCGTCAGATGACATTTTCAATTTGCGTTTCAACTCTTTTAGATCCCAAACAGGATCAAGTGAGTAACTTAATAGTTCTTCGTATTCATCTTTAGCGACCAATATGTGTGTGTCTGGTATTGGGACGGTTACGTTTAAAGTTTGCGTCATCTTAGATACTCCTTTCGTGTATAATTTGGTTATCAACCTAAGGAGGTGGATAACTATGGATTTTAATGATTTTCAAAATTTCTTTGGTGAACTTAGTAATCAAGCCGAAAAAGAATTCGGTGGTGACAGTGACTTTCTCAGAGATAGAATAAATAAATTGAAAGAAGATGCTTCAGAAAACGTATCTTATGAAATTATTTATTCAATTGCTTTATACGAAAGTTTAAAAGCTCAACAAGATATGAAAATTCTGAATACAGTTAAATATCTTTTAGATCGTGATTAGCAATATCCATTAACTTTTTACTTTGAGTGTTATCAATTTTTGGATAAACAAAATTTCTAAGTTTAAATCTTGTGTTTTTCTCAATCTTTACGACCTTCCACGCCACAACTGCCATTGTGATGAGGAGGGTTGTTTTATATAAAATGTTCATGCTATGCCTCCTTAACCTAGTCTTTTTAAAATTTCAAAGTCGCCATGTCTTTCAGCAACGTCGATTTGATGGTCAGTAAGTCTTAAAAAATGAGGTGGCATATTTACTAATTCTAGATTTCCTATAAATTCCATAGCTTTTTCGAAGTCGACATGTCTAATTGTTGTGTAAGTAATTGAATTGAAATGTCTATTAAGTGTCGAATAAATACCTTGAATAAAGTGACAGCGTTTTTTATGGTAAAGTTCTTTAGATACATGTTCTTTGAAAAATTGGTCGGTTAAATAATATGAGCGCTCTCCTACTTTTGATTGAATATACTTCCCTTCACCACGACTTAATACGTTGTTTTTTTCATTTTCTTCCATACGTTTATTGAGTCTGTTTTCCGTATCAATCATTTTGCTTTCAAACTCATTCATTTTTTCATCTTGTTCTTTCATTTTTTTATCGTGCTCTTCCATTTTGATAAAAAGTTCTCTGCTAAATTCTGCTTGCTGTACTAATTGGTCTGCTTGTCGTCTACTGATATCGATTAAATTTTTAGACATCGATTACATCTCCTTTTGATATTTGTTTGTTCAGTTTTTGAGATAAATCTAATAAATCATCTGCAATTTTCTTGATAGGTTTAATTGCATATTCGTTACTTAAAATGTATTCATCATGAATGAAGTAAGTCATAGGTGCGATTTCTTTTATTAGTTCCTCACCTTTTTTAACAAGGTCGTACACTTCTTTTTGGGCCTTTAATCTACGTTGTCCGTCATCTAACTTTCTATTCATATCGCCTAACGCTTTATTTAATTCATCATATTTCTGCGACTTCTCACTCACTTCATCTCTGCGTTGTTCCATTTCTTTGATGTCTTTTTCTAACTTCTGATTACGTTGTTCAATCAGTTTTTGTTGGTGTCTTGATTGAGCGAGCGCATTTTTAGTTTCTTGATAGTCCTCAGGCTCCATATACTTCTCGATAACTTCAGGCTCTCTACTCTCTGCATCTTCTAGTTGTTTCTTCGCAATCTCTTCTGAACGTTGTGCTTGTTCTACTTGAGATTGGAGTTTGGCATTTTGTTCGTCGCGTTGTTTGAGTTGTTTCTTTAACTCTCGTAATTCTCGAACAGTCATCTCGTCTGGAGTTTTTGTTTCTCCGTTTGATGTTGTATGTTCTTTGGTACGTTCTGGTTCGGGGAGAGTCGCGATTTGATAAAGAGCTTCAACACCTAAAGTGTTCGACATCGAACGCTTTTGAAATTCGTCAGATACTTTTATAAATTTTCTAGCTTGTGAGTCATTAAAGTTTACTGACTTCAACCATTTTGACCATTCTCCATGTACTAAGTCATTTTCTTTCACGTGTTTCAATCTACGACCAATCTCGAAAATAGATTGACCAGCGATGTTTTGATAACTTTTTATTTCAGTTTCAATTGTGATTAGGTCATTACTCAGTTGTAATTCGTTCATTCCAACCCTCCTGTATCACATTTTGTGATATTAATAATTAAAAAAAATATCTTCGACACTAACATCGAAAGTTTTAGCTAAGATTTCCATTTCATAATCGTTGAAAGGATATTTACCTTGTTCTTTCTGCTCATACTGCCTACGTTGTAAACCTATCAAATTAGCTACATACTCTGTGGTAAACTCTTCAGATAATCTAAGTTTACGCAATTTAGTTTTAGGTTTTAAATATTTTTCTTTAAGCATTTTCTTTTTATCTGTCGCCGTCATTTATTATCACCTCCGATGACTGTATATAAACTATATCACGTTTCGTGATACATTTCAAACATTTTTTATCACATTTTGTAATATTTTTTATTGTTTCCTTATTATAGATGTGTTATATTTATCTCAAGGAGTGATACCAAATGAGCAAAAATGTGATAGGAAAAAGAATAAAAGAACTAAGAAAACAGAAAAAACTAACTCAAAATGATCTAAGTAAGTTGACTGGATACAAACAAAATACTATTTCATCTCATGAAAATGGGACTCGAGGAATAGACGAGATAGATATAATGAACTATTGTGAGGCTCTCGGTGTGACTCCGACAGATTTATTTCAAAAACATGAACAACCTCAACTAGAAACCCTACCAGTCAAAAAGATTCCAGTTGTTTCAAAAGTATCTGCTGGCTTACCTATATATAGTGAAGAAAATTTGATTGATTACATATACTTTGCTACTAACAAACTTAATTCTGATAAAGAAGAATTTGGTTTAAAAGTTTCTGGCGATAGTATGGATAAGATTTTCCAAGATGGCGATATCGTTGTGGTAGAAAAAGACTCTGTTGTTGAAAACGGTCAATTAGGTGTCGTTATGATTAATGGTTATAACGCTACCGTTAAACGTATTAGATACAATGGCGACCAAATTATATTAATTCCAGAATCAAATAATCAAAACCATTACCCACAAGTGTATGGCAAAGACGATGAAGTAAAAATAATCGGTAGAGTTGTAGCAAGTCAAAAACTATTTTAATAAGCGTCCTAGTGGCGCTTTGATATAAATTATTTTAAGGAGAAATGTAGAATGAAAAAAGTCTTATTTATTTTATTATCTTGTTTCTTAGTTTTAGCGGCATGTAGTAACAACAATAGCAATTCGAAAAAGTCGACTTCCGTTGATGAAAACAAAGTACAATTCACTAATGATACTTTAGTTCTTGATCAAGCTGTTTTAAAAATAAAAGACACATTTTTAGTTAACGATAAGGATTCGGATAACGGAAAGAAATTATTAGCATTTAAATACGAGGTTAAAAGTAAAGACGGAGATGAACAAATAACGCCAATGAATGTTTGGATTGCGTCAATGGAAGCCGTTCAAGATAGCGAAAATACCGAAAGTAAACTTGAAGTTGGTCCAACGCCTAATACTGGTAAATTCGAAGAATGGGACAAACACAACAGCGATGTGATTAAGAAAGGTAAAAGTGCTAAAGGTATTATCACTTATGAGTTAGAAAATGATAAGCAAGTAACGCTGAAAGCTACTAAAGGAACAGAAGGCAAAAAACTTGGCAGTAAGAAAATAGATGTCAGTAAATTAAAAACTGTAGATTATTCAGCTGTTGAAGATATTACAAACAATTAAATATAACAAAGGGGAAATGTAAAATGAAAAAGGTTCTATTTTTAATTTTTGCTAGTTTATTAGTATTAGGTGCATGTGGACAAGATGAGGATAACCCGAATAAAGATGATAATAAAAAGTCAGAAAGCAAATCAGATAAAAAGTCTAACGATCCAAAGAAAGATAAGAAATTAGAAAACAAGGACAAATCAAACAAAAACACTAATGATGATAAACAACAAGTTAGTTCAGATGATAGCAATAATGATACTGCTAACAAAGAATCTGAAAGCACATCTAAAAATGATAATGAGAAAACTCAAAATGCTAACGGTAATATTGAACGTCCAAAGGGTGAAAAGATTCAACCAACTCAACAAAACAACCAACAACAAGCTAACAATAACCAACAACAAAGTAGCAATCAACAATCACCAAACAACAATGATTATATGACGCAAGATGAAATTAACGAATGGAATAAAAATAAACCTACTACACATGACGAATCTCAAATGGGTTATGGTCGTGGAGATTATGAAGCTGCTAAAGAAGCAAGTGAAAAAGTAAGAAACGATCCAAATGCACACGTTGGTGGTCCCGGTTGGGTTAATGAAAACGAAGGGTATGATAGTTGGAAGCAAAGACAACAAGAAGCACAAGAAGCAGTAGTACAACAATAATATTTTTAGGGTAGCCCGTCTACCCTTATTATTTTTTACCTTTTTTGAGGAGGGATAACATGCAAACACGATGTTATGACGGTAAAAAATGGCAATACGAGTTTAAATATGAGGGTAAGAGATATAGAAAGAAAGGCTTTAGAACGAAACGTGAGGCTAATTCTGCAGGATTAGATAAGTTAAATGAATTAAAACAAGGTATCGAGTACGAACCAAATTTAACGTTATACGACTATTTCAAAACTTGGTGCGAAACGTTTAAAAAATCGACGGTAACACCTAAAACCTACAAGTCCTATTCTTCTGCTATGGAACACATCAATAACCACCCTATTGGTAAGAAAAAGTTAAAAGATATTACGAGATACCACTATCAAGATTTTATTAACGAGTTTTCAAAACATCATTCGAAAGAATCTATTAGAAAACTAAACGGTTATATTAGAACATCGTTAGATGATGCAGTATACGAAGGGCTTATAGTAAAGAACCCTACCTTTAAAGTTAGTTATAGAGCTAGTAACCCAAACAAAAGTGAAGATAGTAAGTATATAAATCTAAAAGATTATGAAGTGTTAAAACAGCATTTGATGACTAAAGACAACGCATCATCACTCGTACTATTCATCATGATTTGTACTGGTTGTCGCATAAGTGGTGCTTTGAATCTAAAACGTGAATATATTAACCAAGTTAAAAGCGAAATTTATATTGATGAGCATAAAACAGATTCGTCACCACGTTACGTGTCTATTAGTCAAAAAGATATGAACCATATCATTAAGTCTATTGATCAATTACCTAGAACAATTGACGGAACTATATTTGGTGAACTAACAAACAATGCAGTTAACAAACGTTTAAAAATATATTGTAACAATTTAGGTATCAAAGAAATCACTTCACATGCTTTACGTCATACTCACTGTTCATATTTATTAGCCAAAGGCATTTCTATATATTACATTTCGAAAAGATTAGGACATAGAAATATATCAGTAACCACAGAAGTTTATTCACATTTACTTGAAGAAACTTACAAAGAAGAAGATGAAAAAGCAACACAAATAATAAGCGCAATGTGATTTTTAGGGACCCATTAGGGACCCAAAACCCCATGAAACCCGTCGTTATAAGGTTTATAGTATCCCTCCCAGGACGCTATTAATCGAAAATTAAACACTTTTCGAAATTAAGAACCCCATAACGACGGGGTTCTTTTTATTTTGTCTATTAATAACACACCATATAATACAAATTTTTAGGGACTTTTTAGGGACCCGAGTCCCTCGCATAAAAAACCACGCTCATAAGAACGTGGTTTGTATTTTTTTCGAACATTACGCATAAAAAAATAACCGTACCTATTAAGATACGGTTACTAGTCCTCTTTTCTTCTTATATTATTTACTGTAGCGTTAATCATACTTACCACTATGTTTCCCAAAGATAAAGTCCCAATAATGCCTGCTGCCCATTCTTTTCCAAATATACCTAATACTACTGATCCTATAATCCCCGCGATGGAAATAATCGTACTTGAATTAATTCCTTTTGTCGTAATTGAATCATTACTTTTGTAGTACTTTTCTTGCTCCACAATTTCTAAGTTCATTCTATGCTGCTGGTTCTTTTCAGCCATTTCCATAATCCTGTTAGCTGAACCTGGTAAAACTTCTTCATATTTTTTAAAATCCTCAGGGTCTGGAAGAGGTCCACTTTTAGTTAAAGAAATTTCACGTGCTATAATTTCGCGTCTTTCATCACTATTATTAGCATTCTCTAGTTTTCTTTCTAACACTTCTGCATCGTTAGACTGTTTTGTATCAGTATCCATGATTTAGTTCCTTTACTTTTGGATATGCGTTTAAAGCTTTTTGCATATCTGCACCTGTAGCGTACCAATCACTTTCTAATTGATTTATATCACTTCTCGATTGTAAGCTATTTTTACGTAATTCATTTCTTTTTTTACCATAATATCCATTCATATCTCCAGAAATCATGTATGCTGTGGCTATTGTTTTGAAAATTTTTTGCATAAAGATCTCCTCCTAATATATTTACATATTAATATGTAAACGTAAAAATAACAACAAATTTATGATTATAAAATTAAAAATGGGCACAACTACTTAAAAAGGTACGATATTTTATAACATAAAAAAACAGGGACAAGCACTGTTATGCTTATCCCTACGAACTAATAGTGAAATGTCATCTGAGTGTATTATACTAGCATGTATAAACTTTGACAAGGTTATTGCAAATTAATTAAACATATTAATATACTTCTATGATTCTCAATCGCTCGTACCATATCCAACCGTTATTATTTCTAGAATAAACACGACACCAACCGTCTTTAACTTCAAATACATAGAATTGGTTATAACCTGCTCTATATACGTCGTTTGTCGTATACCATTCCTTACCTTTAAATTTAACTAAAGTGGCTCCGTAATGGTCAACTCTTGCTCTAAATTTAGCTTTAGAAGATTTCTTCATCGTTTTAGGTGGAATGCTACCAACTTTTAATCCAGTAGTGCTATCTAGTTTATTTTTCTGATTAACTATTTGTTTATTCGGTTTATTCGCTAATTTACTTCCACCTGCTGTTTTATAAATGTCTTTAACGATAAGACGTTCATACCATACAAAACCGTTATTGCTAGCACTGTATACTCTAGCCCAACCGTCACGAATTTCATAAATATAGAATACGTCGCCCGGTTTATATTGTTCATTTGTTGTAACCATCACATTATTGTGGTTAGGTCTACAAATAGTGACACCTGCGTTATCAGCAATTGCTTTGAAATATGGTTGATTACTCCAAGTTAATTTTTTAGGTGGACGTTTGTTAACTGTAATTGAACTGTTAGATTGACGTTTTGTCGCTTTAACTTCTTTAATATCTGTTAAATCTACGCTATCATCAGCAAAGTCTGGAACAATGAAGTGGGTTAAGCCTGTATAATCATCTTCACGCAATTTAGCTGGTGTATTGGCATTTCCATCATAGTTTTGCTCTAAGATTGTGAATGTATTTGTACCACCTGAATTATCCCAAACTAAGCCTGTATGCCCCCATTCTCTATAAATATCTTCAGTATACACTGCAATAGCACAAATAGGAGGAACATAATTCCTTGTATTTTTAACTACTTTCCAACCTTTAGGCATAGCATTTAAAGTATGCAATTCTTTGGCATTACCATAAAATCTTACGCCACCTGTCACATGATATATGAAGTCTACAACGACATCAGCACATTGAAAAGCATACATATTATCAAAATCTACAAACTGACCTTTCAGACTGTGCATGTATTCAATCGCTTGTTTATACTTAACCACACTTTTGGGCGAAGGTGTCGGCTTTTTGCTTGTTTTCGTTGATAATTTCTTACTTGGTGCAGGTTTAACGCCATTAATGTATTTAGCAATCTGTTTATCTAAATGCTTAACGTTTCGTGAATATCCACACGCTTCTAATAAGTTACCAGGATCAATTTTATCTGCTTGAATATCTTGGTGACCTGGCACTTCGGTTTTGTAATCAATATCCCAATAATTACATAAATAAGCTAAAATACGTGCCATATTATCTAACGACTTACGTGAACGTTCTTGACTACTAGGGAAGTAACTACCTTCCACGCCAAACGCTACATCATTTGCATCAGCGTTATACCATTGATTGTCTGTCGGTGTATTGTATAATACATGCCACGCTTTTTCTGTTACTGGAATACATACGATACACTCTTTGTCGTCAACGAATATGTGAGCGCTGGCAACAATCGACCAATCAATCATATAAGTATTTTTATAATAATTTACATTCGTTTGTGCCGTTGTATGAGGATTTCCAGTATCATGCGCTACTGCAAATAAGGGTTTTTTACTTGTTAAGGGTTGCCCACTTCTACGTGTTCCAATAGGCAAAAAATCATATTTAACTGGGACGCCATTCCATTTTTCTACCATTATGCACGACCTCCACCAATTTTATTATTTTTATCTTTAGTTGATCCTGTACGTGTTCTAACTGTTTCCCAAATACCAGTAGCCATTAGCCCACTTATCAAACCAGCAAGCAATCGACCACCAATTGATAATTCAGTAACAATTTCAGGAATAAAAGCTGTAATACCACCTAAAATGATACCAATACCAATAGCAATTAAAGGCACAATATTTTTAGGCACGCCAGCTTGCTTAACTAATTGTGTTAATGCGATTGTGATAACTGAAATCACTGTTGCAAATGCAATAATACTTTCCATTTCTTCCACTCCTTATTCAAAATAAAAAGCCGACCTAAAAAGGTCAGCTGTAATTAGTTTTTAAGCACTTTGATTCTAATTGGTCGAGATCCAATTGTTGTTTTAGAATTGTACAAATTAATTATTTTTACTACAACATTGTTGTTACCTGCTGTATAAATAAAAGGAATAAGTCCATTTGCTAAACCTTGCGCAAAATTAATTGTCGGTACATCATTATCGTTTACTCCATTAATTGTAAATGAATAAGTTCGTGTTGCGTTTGCTTCAATATCTCCAAAATCAAAATTCTGAGATATACCTAATGTTGGTGATATTTTATCCCAATCACTCCAACCATTAGCGGTCCAGTAGCGTTTGTAGAAATAGTTTCGGTTGTAAGGGTAAAACAATTGATAACCCAGTACATCAGCGGAGCTAAATCTATTTGTTTCTACTGTACCGATTTGTTCGGGGAAGCCAGCGTTATCGCCCGCTAAAACTGCAAATGTTGTACGTTTGAATTTAGGGAAATCGGTAATAACTGATGCACTGTTAAATGTACCTCTTACAGTATTCATACCACCAACAGTAGACCAATCAGACCATTTACCTCCATTATAAACACGTTGAACAATTGTTCCGTCTATTCCTTCAAAACGTTGGAATGCACGTTGTCCGTATTCGTTCAATTCAAAACGTCTATCTGTGTATAACGTACCTACACCGCTATCGAATGGAATATCACTTTTTTTAGATAAGTCAAATGATGTAATTGTGATTTTACCGTCTTTGAAATCAGTACCTTTAATAGAACTAACATTAGGCAAATTTTTATTATAAATAACTGGCAAATTACTTGTATCTAACACACCGTCACTACCCACTTTAAGCCAATCATCACTATATTTTTTATCGCCAATATCAAGCGTATTGCCATAAACTTTCATAGCTTCATGTACTGTGACGCACTCGATACCTTTACTTTTTACATAGTCCATCATTTCAAAGTATCTATCGCGTACTGTTGTATTTTGTTTAAAGATGTTTGTATGTGAATAGAAAACTAACCAACCCTTACCATCTGCTAGAATTTTATCTACACGTTCTTTCATTTTGTTCATGTCTGTTTGATCGGTTAAATCACGTTTGACGTAATAAGTATCAATCGGAGAACTATTAATACCTGGAATTGAACTCATACCCACTTCAAAAAATTTACGTGCAGCTTTAGGTGTATACTCGTTTGAGTAGCCTTTAGGATAACAAATACCTTTTAAGTCGATACCCAAATTCTTGTAGTGCATAATGTTGTCATACATTTCTTTTTTCTGTTCTTCATACGTCATCTTATCTAAGTCAACGTGGTGTGCAGTGTGGGAGTGAATTTCCCAGCCATTATCTATTAATTCATTTAATTTATCTGGAGTAGAAAGTAATTCGCTTGTATTGTATAAACATGCTGTTACAGGTATACCTAATGATTTAGCCTTAGGATAAACAACATCATAATCATTTTGATATCCATCATCTAAATAGAAAGAAACAAGAGGTCGAATTTTATTTGCATCTTTAGTATATGTTTTATTTTCTATTCTATTTAATTCATTTTTTAACGAATCACTTTTTCCTCTTGCGTCGGTAATTTCTTCTGGAACATCTCCTTTATCTCCTTTTTCACCTTTAGGACCACGTTCTCCAACATCACCTTTATCACCTTCATCACCTTTAGGACCTTTAAATCTATCTGCATTTTCAAACAAATAACTTCTTAAACTATTTTCTAAATTAGTTTTATATCTAGTATCTAATAGTTTTTGAGCGTCTTGTGACAGAACTCTTGCTACTGCTTCATCCACGATAGGAGTATTTACGACACGTCTAACTCTTGAAGTTAATCCATTATCGTCAATATAAAAGTAAAATTGTGCAACTTCTACTCCTTCATCTTCTTTATTTGTATCAGTTAGTAAATAAACGCTTGCCTCAACTTTACCGATATGGAGTAAAATATCGCTTGGGATATTATATTGAATCAATCCAGCATCTGCTTCAATAATTTCCATTGGTTCCCTAGTAAAAATCGATCCATCTTCCATCATAAGATCGATATATGGAGTAAGTCCTTTATTTCTTAAATCGAAAATATCGTAAAATGTTTCATTTGCATACTCAATTTTTTTCTTTAGGAATAGTCTGAAAGAAGTCGTATTAATATCTTTAGTGTAAAAAACAACATCAATGTTCCCCAAATTGACGCCACGTTCATTAATTACTGCTTCAATATCTCTATTTTTATAAATCATTTTGACACCTCTTTCATAAAATTAGGACTACATGCTGTCAGCACATAGTCCTGTAAATTAAGATTTATATCTATCTCTAATATAATATTCGCCTTTCATACCAATTTGGCTATATAAGTTGTAAATTGTATTTGCTTGATGCTTACACCAGTTAATATCTGTTGCATATTGATGAGTTCCCGGTGATTGAGGGTTCCAACGCATACGGTAAAGCGTTTGTTGACCGTTATTGATATAACCTCGTCTGACAAACTTAGCACCACCGATAATAGCTTTAGCTGGTGTAGTCCAACCGTAACTTTTCGCTAATGTCATAGCGTAGTTAGGATTATAATCATATGCACCAATACCAAAGTAGTTGTATGCTCCATAGCGTCCACTAGCAAAATTTGAAGTACCATAACCACTTTCTAAGAACGCATGTGAAATTAAATAAATCTCATTAATATTGTACTTTTTACAACCGTCTGCAAAGGCTTGTCCTTGACCAGATAATGTTCCTTTGCCTCTTAAGATTTTATTTAACTTACTAACTGGAATACCTTGATATTTACCTAAATTAAGCATTTGATAACGCATTTTACTGTTATTCCATATTTTTGCATTATTCATAGCTGCCGATGTAGCACTTCGACTAGCGTTGTACCAACCACTACCATAGTTAACTTGTGGCGCTTTAGTCATTTGAATGTTAAGCGCATTATTGTAGGTGTATTTACTATAAACAACTGTAACAGTAGGTTGTTTTTTCTTAACGCTAGTTGTCTTGCTTGTTGATGTGTTTGTGTCTTTAGGTTTATCGTTACTTGTTGATGTCGTTTCGTCATCTTTAGACACTTCGACTTTGATTTTGCGCTTGCTTACTTTATCAGAAGGAATGTCATTCAGTAATTTTTCTCTATTTTGATATAGATTGATTAATGCCTCTATTGTCTTATCTTCGACTTTTTTACTTGGCTGACCTTTAGTTACTGTGTTCCAAGCGCCATGTTCTAAAATAGTGCGCCAATATTCACTTTCAATTATGAAAGATGATTGTTTCATTGGAATGCTATGAAACTTCATACGACCAATTAGATAAATCATTGCATGTATTTCGTTTAAAATGAAATCGTTTTTACTATCTGAGTAGTCGCCACAAACTTCAATAACTAGACAATCTGGTGCGCTTGGTACTTCGATTTGCTCATATCTTGGTTGCCAAATGTAATTTCTATCAATGTAGTAATGTGGTAATTCAGATGTTCTAATGTATTTGCGTCTAGTTGTATATAAATCAAGTACACTACACATTGTTCCAGCGTCACGTATTAACACTTTTTTAGGGGAACGACCTCTGTCTTTACCTTTTGCTATACGGTGTGGTATAAAGGCTGGGAATTTTGTATCTACATCATCGATAGTAAATTTAATTTCTTTTACATCTTTTAATATAGTTTTTACTTCTTTTGCTTCTTCAGTATCACTCGGTTTAGGCGTTGTGCCTGTGTTGTTATCTTTTGGTTTATCTGGCTCTGTTGGTTTTGGTTTTGGCTTTTTAGGTTCTGCCTTATAAGGTGGTCGGACAAAGTACCTAACGCCACCCGGACCATCAGAATAGCTGTGCTTAACTAATAACGCTCTACTACCATACGCAGCACTAACTGGACTCCAGTTTTGATCTACTGCTGTAAAATAAGTGGTAGTTGAAGGTCCTACAACAACGTTAGTGTGTCCGTAAGTTCCACCTGTATACACTGCGATGTCACCCGGTTTAGGGACGAATTTAGAAGTATTTGCATATATTTTAAAACCTGAAGGGTATTGATTTCTATATGCCATCGCATTGGCATTACCCCACGTTCTAAAGCCCCAATATCTATTGAAAATATAGTTAGGTAAGTCCCAACATTGATCGTTTGTATTTAATTTAACGCCTTTCCCTGTATTAATTTCTTAATACACTTGTATAACGTTAAATCGCTCTATAAAAAGAGCCTCATGCTTTCACATGAGACTAGACTATATCTTTATTCATAGATACCATACTTTTTATTTAAATAGTTTTTTCTTGAGGCTATTGCATCAATTTTGTTTTCATAACGACCTAAATATGTTCTGTCGCCTTTATACATAGCGTAAGCCTCGTATTTTTTTATTTTATTTCGATAATATATTCCCGGAAAACCACTTTTATTTTGATAATTTCCGATTTCTTCATACGTTCTTCTATTATTGATGTTAGCTTCTCTTTTTACCCAACGACAATTTTCTTTCGAATAATTTTTATCGTTGTCGATTCTATCTAATTCTGCACCTTCGAAAAAATCTTCTATCATATCATTGTAGAAAGCTTTGTAATCATTGTTCCATTCGTCACATACACTTATTCCTCTTCCGCCATAGTTTTTATAAGAAACATGGTTTGGATTATTACATCTAGCTTTCATACCTTTCCATCTTTGATATAATTTTTTGTCAAAATTTTTGTACTTGTTCATTATCTTAGTGCAACCACAATCTTTTTTGTTTCTTCTTTTTATATCATCATATCTTTTAATTGTGTTTACACCGCATCTATGACATTTACAAAGCACTTTAGTTTTCCCTTTATCGAAATATTGTTCTACAATTTCTAAATATCCAAACTTTTCCCCGATGTGTTTTCTAGTTTTCGATAGTTCCACTTTACCACCTCAACTTAAGTATACACTGTTTGGATAAAGGTTTCTACAAATATAACGCACTGTCTTGTAATTACAAGCGCTTAGTCGTTGAACGTTCCTCTACTGTTACCATAGAGGCTTCGCTGCTGATTACCTAATTCTTAATATTTTTAAACATTCACGCTTACTGTTACCAGTTACGTTGTAGTTATTAAGACTCTAAAGGCTTCCCAGCAATTCACGTTATTTTACATGAGCTATATTATTAACCCATATCTTCCATCTATATTTACACCTTTACGGTTTCTTGCTAACCATTTCGCCCAACTTGCTACTTGCGAAGCAGTCGGCTTACCACTTGAAGGTAAAATCGCCATTTATCCACCTTCTTTTTTGTATAATAAAAAGCCGACACATATTGTGCCGACTTAAAAGAAATACTGTGCTAGCCCAAAAGCACCGACTATGATTGTTCCGGCCGTGCCTATAAGAGCCACAGTGATTTGTACACTGTTTTTTTGTTTTTCTGAAATCGTACCTTCTATTTTTTCGATTTCATCTTCATGATTTTTGACGACAAACTTAATTTCTTTGATTGCGTCCCATTGTTTACTGTTAGTATCGTTTAATTGTTTTATCTGCTCATTTGTATCTTTTTGCACTTCAAAAGATTGTCTTTGATAAACATTACCCTCGACAATTTTTTCTTTTAACTCGTTGATGTGTCTTAAATTTTCGTCATCACCATCTTTGATTTTTCCGAGAATATCTTCTCTTGAGATGCGCCATTCTTCATATGTGACGTATCTATCTTCTGTCATAGATATCAGCACCTCCGATAAAACCAATCACAAAACAGATAGCTGATAATATACTAAATTGAATAGTAGATAACCAATTGATAGCGTTGTAAATACTTGCTGATGTCATTAAAAAGTAGAGTATCGAACAACTAAACCCTCCAACTACTAACAAGTAATTACAGATATTATTCGTACTTTGTCTAGGTAGAAAGAAAGCTGCAATCATTAAGACTAGGCTAGCTCCCATAATAATAAGCCCCCAAATCCATATAGGCATGATATGGTGCAAAGCGATATAAAATTCACTATCACCTAGAACTTCCTCTTGCTCTTTGGTGAAGAAAAAACCTCTCGCAAAAGTAAAAGCACTTAATCCTAAAAGTAATATAAAATTTATCACTTCATTAAAGTTGTATTTCAATGTTTAGCACCTTCTTTCATTTTACGTTGTTTCTGTACTATCTATTGAAGTGTCTACATCACTTTCTTCATCGTTGCTTTCATTAGTACCAATCTCTACTTCGCTACCAATATTGAGCCAATCAGTCCAATTATTGCCTACTTGATCTAATTTTGAACGAAGGTAAATAGCGTTTGTTTCGTTAGGTGAGTAAATAACCTTTGTGTAATTACCATAAGCTAGGATTTGTAACATACCTTCTGTATCTTCACCATCTGGCGTATGAAGTGGACCGACTGCATAAAAATATCCAGATTTATCAACGAAGTCCATTGTCGACAAGTCCGGATTATTAATTTCATATACCTCGCCATTATCATTAAATAATGGTTTATTTTGATTTAACTCTTTAATTTTATTTGTGACTGCTTGATTGATTAGTTCATTAAAATTATCTGGTAAGTTCGACGGTGCTACTTCACCTTTATCTGCTTTATTGTTTAAAGCGTTGTTAAAATCAACCGTAGTTACATAGTTAGAAAGTGTAGTGTCTAAATCTGGTTTAGTTACTGCGCCAGCTGTTTCATCACTTAGATTTTTTCGGATAGTATCGGCTTCATCACGCATATTTTGAATTGCTGAATTAATGTCTTTTTGTGCAGAATCAACCAAATTATTCGTTCTTCTTTCAGTATCAGTTACAATTTTTTCTAAATCTTGCTTTTGTTCACTGATAAACGAATTAAAACTCAATTGAATATTTTCAACATTTTCAATACCAGCTGACGCAGCAATCAATCTCTTTTCAGCTTCTTCAATTAAATCATCAATCTGACGAATATACCTTACTTTAATATCTGCACCAATTTTATTAATCAATGCATCTTTAACATAAAATCTAAACTCATTAAGAATAACAGTATCTGGTCTGCCAACCGCTTTAACTCTTACTTGACCATTAACCCACGTATCCGTAGAAGCCTTTAAAAAGTCTCTATCAATAACAAATCGAATGATACCATTTAGCGAATCAATGTATTCTACTTTAGTTAAAGAAGTGTGTGAGCCGTTTTCAGACTCTACATATAAGTCAATATCACTGTTTAAACTACTAATTTGCAAAGGGTACTTATCCTTTTTAACTTGAAAAGTAAGGATAGCAGTATTGACATCTAAGTTGTAAAAAACGATTTGTTCATCACTTAATGGTTTTAAATAAGGTGTGTCACTAGCGACCAATTTAGCGTTTTTATAAATACCGTCAATATCCATTGAACTCATAATTTAACCTCCTTATTTTTTGGTAATAATTTCATTTCTAATATCATATGCACTTTCGTAATTTGGATAAATTTGAGTGAATGTTTTTTCTTTTTGGTTACCATAACCAGTAGAAGTGAACATTTGAATAGCGTTGTGTGAGCCGGTTGGTGTAAATTTTATATTTTGAATAAGTTGTTTAATATGACAGACACCTTCTGAACGTCTGACTTCAACAGGACACATAACCTCTGCTGTTCTATTTACATCACTTGGCGTAACACTAGACATTTGTACTGGTGCGATAGCATTAATAGAAATAGTATGAATACCTTTTGGCAATTTATATTCAATTTTGAACAATTGACGTTCATCAGATTTACCATTACCACTAAACGGGTGATAGTTTTGAACAACCATTGGATTTACTCCGAATGTAGTATCTCTATCAACTTCTACTGTGATAGAACCATTCATTTCAACAATGCCGTTAGCTGTAATGTTAAAACGTTGTTGCGTCATTAACATACGTTGCCACTTATTTGTAGCAACAAGACTGAATGTAGGTACACCTTTGTTGTTATATCTATCGCTATACACAAATGATTTAGCAAATGCTTCGTTTGATGTTCTACCTTGCCCACTGTTGTTTGTTTGCATTAATCGAATGATAATATTGCCTAAGAAATTGACGCTACGCCACATTTCTTCGGCACCACGTGGCTTACCTGCACGTCCTTCATAAATTTCTGGTAAATAAGATGTAATATCTTTTTTAATACCTACCCAGTTACTAAATGAACTTAATGTACTAGAACCCCATGTAACATAATCGCCATGATTACTCACATCTTGCATGAACTGTGTCATAAGATTATGGTCTTGATTAGAAAATCTTGGATAGAATAAACAATAATCCGATACTTGAGAAACAATGTTATGACAATCAACGTGTGCAGTAACATGATTAAGTCCTTCAACTAGCTTTTTCATGTTTTTTGATTCTTGTTCACTAAATGGCGCTTTACCTTTGTAATTTGATTTAGTTGGATCAGTACCTTTTCCAGCTTTCCAGTTATAATCAAAGTTACGATTAAGGTCTACATTATTAGAATTTTCTCGATTATCATTAGCAAATCCATGTGGATTAACAATAGGTACACATACAATTCTTACATTTTTACGAATGTACGCTAAATGTGGATCAGTATGCCATTTGTTTACAACTAAGTCTAAAAAGCGACTATTCGCATAAAACGCACTATATTCGTTACCGTGAATGCAAGATGTTAATAATAGCGTTTTAGAATAATGTTGTGGTTCAAATGTATATGAGTAAACACTATATTCACCTGATTGGTCTTTACCAATATAAGTTTTGCGACAATATTCATTATCAACAAACTTATCGTAAAAGACTTTTAAATTTTCTACTGGCTCATTGTGTAATGGTGTTTCATTTTCACCACGCATAGCACCTTTAATGTAAGGTGGAGTCCATAAATATGAACTATCAGCTGCAACGTTCAACTCTTTATCTAAATCATTTCTGATTGAGTTGAAGTCACGCCCTAATCTATCACCTAATGTTTTTGATACCTTACCATCTATACTTGCTCTTGCGTCAATAATTTCTTGTTGGTCGTTAGCTAGCGTAGGTACTAAAAATGCTCTCATTCTAGCATCTAGCCAGTTAATAGAGTCTTTTACACTTCTTGTTGAGCCATCAGCAAATGTATGTTTGATTTGATGTGATTGGTGCGCTTCATTATCGACAAAATTATGTCGATGTAACTCATCTTCAACGTAAGTTACCATGTCACGAAAAGCGATGAAGTTAAGTTCTAACTCTCTTACGTGTCTAGCACCAAATATTGTTTCAAGACTTGTATAAATCGTCTTACGCATTATCGCTGACCTCCTTAATTTTTAGATTTCCATTTTCATCAATGTATAATTCTTTATCGGTTAAATCTATAACAGTACCGTCTACTTTTTTAGCAGTTAATTTTGATGATGCGTCGATAGAATCTAGTTTTTTCTTATCTTCTGGCGACATCAAGCCAGCTTTATCAGTAGAAGCATTACCTTCGTTTCTCATCTCTATTGTTGTAGCTAAGACGCTTGATGTTTTTGCACTTGTTGAGCGGTAATCTCTAACAAATGCGCCACCACCTAATCCACCAATAGTATTAGCTGCAACATTGATACGATTCATGTATCTGTCATAACGTCTGTATTCACCTAATACTACTTCTTGCTTAACAATTTCGTTGTTTATATCTCGTTTTGTCTTAACTTCAACAATGCGTACTATTTCATTTAGTCCTAATACAGAATGGCGTATCTTTACCAAGTCGCCAACTCTAGGATTAGCATTTGGATAGTATTTTTTTAAGACGATAAAGTCTAAGCTGATCGAACGTTTGACTGAGTCATCTATAACCTTTTGTAACTTGGCCTTCATTAATTCTTCGTCTTTAATACGACCATCTTTAATAGGTTCTGCTTCATATTTTCCAATGTCTTTCATATCCGGATGTTCAAACTTCATGATTAAACCAGCGCCAGTAATACCCTGTTCATCTGTATAATCACCATAGCCAACACAATACGTTGCCATATCGCCGGTATCTTCTTCAACTTTGATATTATTTGCGTTGATTTCATCGTCTATGATGTAATCGACTTCTTTTTGATTGTAAGGCGTAAATACAAATGTGTATTTTTTAGTTTTCTTATCAAAGTCAATGTAAAACTCTAAATCCCAATGAGACATAGCTTTTTTGATAAGTTCTTCTACTGTTTCACCTTCGCCAGCATTTTCAAATTCTGATGAAGGTAACTTATCTTCAGTTACTTTATACTCTAAATCGGTAGGCTCAAATGCTATATCAAGGAATTTCTTAATAGTGAAACTACCGTTTATTGGAGCGTATATCCTACGTCTTTTTATCGTATCTATCGGCTTATAACGACAAGAAACCGTCACACGCTGTTTTGTACCATGCGCTTGACGGTCAATCAAAAATGCTAGATATTCTTTGTCATCGTCTGGACCTTCTACTCTTGATACTCTCCAACGTTTATCTATCGCTCTTACAACTTCATAATTATAAGCATCTTCAAGTAACTCAAACTGTAATACTGCCTCTGAACTGTTTTTGTCAGTCCAATTTGTAGTGGTGTTGACAAACTTACCACGACCACGCTTTGGACTTATTAATATTGGCAATTTGCAACACCTACTTGTAATAAAATTTCATATCGAATTTAACTGATTTAACTTGTTGATTAAATTCAAACTCATTCCACCCATGACGGAACTTCGGTTGTGATCCAGATACTTCGTAACTTAACGGCGTACCATTTTTGAAAGTTTGTACACCGTCGTATTCAATCTTGTCACCTTTTTTCATTTTAATATTACGAATAGTCATAACATCTGAATGAGTCATAGTGAACACAAAATTTTCTGTGTCTTCACCTAAGATAATTGTTACTTTTTTATACATATTGAATTGGTCGTTATCTGCTGTGCCATGATAATAAATGGCGTTATTCCAAATATTAGTAAACGAGTAGATACGTGAACCATCTTGTTCGTCAAAAGGAATAAGCATATCATTCGACCATAACTCTTTATCTGGTCTTTTTTCTAAGTCAAGAGACGTACCAATACTTTCAGCGAATGGAAGTTCAGTTGTTTCAAATACTAATTCAAAACTAATTTTCTTGCCATTTTCTTCTGGTACGATAACGTCAGCGTTTTTAACTTTATAACGTTTACCATTTACATAATAATTATCGTTAAATTCTTCATGATCTAGCACGAGATTGTTATACTCGCTTATTTCTTGATAATCATCTTCTAATGGCTCAATAAAGCGATAATTTAAAGGGACGCTTCTTCTTAATTCTCTAATCCATACTTCTTCAGTAGAATTAGTTAAGTTGTAGAACTCGTCCCTTAATCTTGCGTTATCATTTAATTTTGTAGAATTTACATGACACTTAACGTTTATCTTACGTTTACGATACTGACTACTTAAAAGAATACGACCACTCGTATTCTCTTTTGTTTCGTAGTTATCTTCAATTTCCATACTTTCGATAATTACATCATCGACGACAAAACCGAAGTCGCCCAATGTGTATTTTTGACCGTTTTGTTTTTTTATTTCTAAGTCCACTGAACGACCTCCTAGAATGTGAATGTAGCGTCACGATTAGCGTTTTGTTCGTTGACGATTGTAGTTAATGCATCGTTATCAACGCCCATTTCAATACGTACTACACGTTGCGACGGATTTGTTTTGATGTTGTGTGTATGTTGCACCTGAGCGTTCATATTAGCGTTTACTTTCTTCATGTTGGCAGTTATATCCGGAATTGCTAAATTACTATTAAACGCGTCTGTAATACTATTAGCCATGCTACCCATGCCACTGATAACATTTTTACCTTCTTTATTAATTCCGATGCCTAAACCTTCCATAGTCCATACACCATATTGTTTAAATAACTTAGAAGGTGAACCGATGTGTAAAGCACTCTTAGCAGCGTTAACTGCACCCATTACTACATTTTTTGCAGCAGATGCAACTTGTCCTGCCATTGCTTTAATACCATTAATAAGTCCCATGATTAAATCACGACCAACAGAAACCATATGACCGATAAAACTACGCGCAGCACTTACTGCATTTGATACACCTGACGTTACTGAACTAACCACATTAGACATTCCTGAAATGACAGAATTTACAATTCCGGACATTGCAGAACCAACTGCGCTAAGCATGTTAGAAAAACCACTTGATACAAAGCTAACCGCTCTTGATACTGCATTAGTAATAAAACTAACGATTGATGACCAAATGCTTGAAATAAAGCTAGAAATGGCACTCATGATTGATGAAGTGACACTCATTAGCGACGACCAACCACTTGATACGAACGAAATGATGCTTGATACAATCGAAGTGATAATACTAACAATAGCTGACCAAATAGCGCTTATGAATGCAGAAATTGCAGACATGATTGCGCTTGTTACTGATAAAAGTAAACTCCAACCAGCTTGAACGAAACTTACTATACTTTGAACCACTGTTGTAATTACCGTAACTAACATAGTCCAGATCGTTTGAGCAACTGTGACTAAAGTAGTCCAAATCGTTGTAGCTACCGTCACAATGCTAGTCCAAATTGTTGATAGGAACACACCTAGCGTTTGAACTACTGTAACGATTGTAGTAACGATCATTTGCCAAATTGTGGAAGCCACTGTGACTAAAGTCGTCCAGATTGTTTGTGCAGTTGTAACAATAGAAGTCCATAAATTCATTAGGAATACACCTAATTGAACAACTACTGTTAAAACAGCTTGCACAATCGCATTCCATATGTTTGATGCGATTTCTGCTAATGGTCCGAATATAGCCGAGAACATATCTACTGTTGCTTGCCACGATTGAGTTAATACATCTTTTAAAATGTTAAAAATATTAATTGCAGCTTGAACAATAGCGTCCCAAATAGCTTGCCCCACTTGTTGGAGCGTTTGCCATGCGCCTTGCCAATCGCCAGTCAAAATTTGAAGTAAAACAGTGATTGTACCTACTATTACATGCATCGCTACTGTAATAACTGCTTTAATAATTTCCCAAGCTATTTTTACAGTGTTTACTATCGCGTTAAATGTTGACTCAAATAAAGGCGACAGCAACTTGATAGCACCTTCAACAATAGTAACGAAACCGTCCCACATTGAACCTAACGAGTCGACAGCACCTTTAACGTAATCCATTTGGCCTAGTAAATCCTTAAAGAAGTTAATAACTGCTTTAACTGCATTTCCAACTGCTCCGGATATAGCTTTCCATGCACCTGTAACTGCATCTCTAACTACTTCAGATGAGTTCCACAAAGCTACGAATACAGCAATCACTGCTACAACTGCTGCAATTACTATTCCTACTGGACCAGATAACGCTGTAAGTACGCCACCTAAAAATTCAAATGCACTCATAACTACGCTAATAATTCCACTTAAACCACCGAATGTAGTAATAAGGGGGATAATTACTTGAGTTACAAAAATGAATGCTGGTGCTAATGCCATTAATATTCCGGCTAACGTTGCCACAATCCCTATAATCATACCAATTATAGGACTTGCTTCTGTTAGTTTGCTTATAAATTTAGTAATAGCTAACGCCACATTTAAAACTACTGATGCTAAAGGTGCCATAGCTACACCAACATTAATAAGAATACGAATGATATTACCTATCAGTTGAATGAGTTTAGGACCGTTCTCTTGAACGTATTGAATGAATTGTTTGAATCCATCGCTCTCTGCAATTGTAGAACTCCATTGTTCGAATTGCTTAGCCATATCCGCTAAACCTTGTAATACAAGATGAGTATTAGGCGCAAATGCTTTCATTAGGTTGAATATACCTTTAAATGTTGAGCCGAATATCTGACCAATTAAAGGTAAGTTCTGTTTAGTATATTCAATGAACGATTTAATTGCATTTTGACCTTCAACAGATTGCGCCCACTCATTAAATGCTTGCCCCATTTTTTTGAAGCCTTGCGATACCCATTCAGCTAATGGTGCAATTTGTGTAAGTACACTAACTAAACCACTACCAAATGAGCCGGCAGCATCTAACATATTATTAAATATTCTTACGCCAGTTGTACCCATCATTTCAAAGAATTTTTGCGCTACTTGTGAGTTTTTAGCCCAATTAAGCATTTTAGCACTTGCTTGTTCTATTCCTTTAGATACGCCATTAATGAATGGTGTAAGTCCAGCTAACGCAACTTTAGCAGTATCAATCGCATTTGCTAATGTATTAAAGATTTGTGATTGGTTTTGTTGGATAAGTCCAGCCCACGCACTCTTTAAGCTATCTAATGATGCTTGATAACGTTCTGTTTCTCTAGTCGCTTGTAATGTACCGTCAGATAACATTTTTAAAGCACTGATTCCCATAGCACCAAATGCTACTACACCAGCACCAGCTACACCAAATGCACCAGCTACTCCTAACGCACCACCAGCAACTACGCCTAATGCGTTCAATACTGCCATTAAAGCGGGTACAACACTTGCAATTGCTGGAACAAGTAACGAAATGTTGGAAAGTAACGAACCTTTAATCATATTCCCAAACACTGTTCCAAATGATCTAATATCATTTGCTAAGCTATCTAATGAATTACTGTAATCTTCTAAGCCTTTGTGTAATTGTTTAAAGAAAGCTATTGCTGGTTTACCGTCAACATCAAGCCGAGTGCGATGTCGGTTAGGGATAGAACGTAGCATAGCTTTAAACGCTTTTATGTGAGCAATAGCACCTGCGCTATCAACTTCAAGATTAGCTTTAGCTTTTTGATGAGCGAAGTCGTTTAGCTGTTTCTTAGCCATCTTGATATGTTCTCTTGCTCTAGTTGCATCTGCATCTAAAACCGCTGAATACTTACTACCATCAATACCATCTAGATTATGTTGTAATTCAGATATATGTGTAATAGCTTTTCTAATATTTACATCTGCATCTGCTTCTGCATCATAATTATCATACATATCCAAATACTTCTGAACTTTCTTGATGTTTGTAGTAGCTTTAGATATATCTGCATCTAACTCTGCATCACCACGATAAGTATCGAACTTTTCAACTAAAGATTTAGCTTGTGCGACTTTTTCTCTAACTTCTGAAATGTTTGCATCTAGTTCTGCATCTGCATGAGTATTATCAAAGCCTTTCACTGCATCTTTTGCTGCTTTAACTGCTTTCATTACGCCAGATGAGTCGCCATCTAATTTAGTATCTTTAATCGACTCTTGCGTTTTCTTAAAACTTTGAGCCACTTTCTTTGCTGATTGGATAGCACTTTTAAACCTACGGGTATTCGCCTCAATCTGCGCTTTAATACTATAATTCGCTTCTGCCACGTTATCACTCCTTTCTTAAAGAATTGTTATGACTTGCAATTAATTTTAGTAAGTCGGTAGGTGCATTGGTATCACGTTTAGAGTCAGAGCCAAATTTTAACGGCTCCCCTCTATTAAGACGCTTAACGTTTTCCTCATAGTCCATGATGTCGTTAGCACTTCTAAAACGATACTCAGTTTCTCCCTTTTTGCCACCACGTTTCTTTTGTTCAGCCTGAGCGTCACGTATAGCAAAAGCAAGTTTGTACATATCCATATCTTTATCGAGTTGTTCGTATTCCAACGACCACATGCGATAATTGAATTCTCTTAACGTCATCATTTCTATTTTGGTTAAGTCGTACATTTTTAATTTACTCATACAGATAATGACGACTTTATCAAACGTTAACACATCATCATTTACTTCTTGCTTTTCTTGTCTTGTTTGTACTCGTCTGGCACTAGGTTTTGGGTTAAAGGTCTCTTTCCCAATTCTTCGATGATTTGTTCACTAAAAGTATCAATACCTTCGTTTTCTGCGATATCTTCTAAAACTGTTTCTAATTCTTCATCAGTTTGTGGTTTCTTTTTATGATGAGCAGTTGCTGATTTAATCACTTTAGATAATGCAACAATATTTCCGTTTTGTAGGTTAGGTACTAACATATTTAAACCTTGACCGATTGTCATTTGTTCTACTTCTAAGCCTAATTCTTTATCAATTTTGTTTAAAAAACCTAACCCGAATGATAATTCTAATTCTTTATCTTTAAAATTAATGTGCATAAATTAAATACCTCACTTATTTTTTTATTTGCGCAAATAAAAAAGAGGGGATATTCCCCTCATGTTTATACAGTTTCAGTTGGTTGTGGAATAGAATCTGCTAAACCGTCATCTGCTGGATCAGCTGCAATAGTATCGTGGAAGCCATAAGCAGCTTTGTTTGCTTCGATTGCTTGCGGTAATGTAGCATAACCACGTTGTTTTTTAAGATAAACGCCAAACTCTGTTTCGAATTCAGCAATACCGTCTGCTTCATTAGTACGAGTGATACTATTCCAGTAACCTTGTCTATATTCAGCTTTGTACTTACCTTCGCTATTTTGAACTCGCTTATTGATTACCCATAATTCATATGGTGTATCATCTTCTGTTGCGTCTTCGATTTCATCGCATAAAGTGTCTTTTTGGTCCATGTAGCAATTAATAGTTACAGTAGATTCTAATGTACCACCAGAGTTTACAGAACCATCAAATGTAGCTTCTGTATCTCTGTCTTTTTCAGTTTCACGTTCTAATTCAGTAACTAACATTACTTTGTTAGCGTCTTTTCTATCGCCTACTTTACGAATTAAAACTAATTCATCAGTACCTTGTTTTGTCGGCATAGGTTGAATACCTCCTAAATTTTTGTATAAAAAAAGCAAGCCTATTTAATGGCTTGCGTACTCTGCGTTTATAGTTGTATGTGATAACACTTGGTTAGTGTCTTGTTCTGTACTTTCATTCACACTGATTTGAGGTAGTGTCAATGTATATCCGTCAAGTTCTATCTCATCTAGCAAGATAGATTGTACTTGAATATATAACTCATCATTCTTACCTTTATCGTCATCTAAGCACCAGATGTGAATAGTAGCAGTGGGCGTACCACTGTAACTGTCAAAAGTTAAACGACTAATTTCATCTCTGATGTTTTGAATGGCGATAAACGGATAGGATAGCTCTTGATTAAGCTCACTGGTGCGAATGATAGGTACGTCCAATTCACTGAACTTTGTGTACAAATAATTTAATAGTTGTAGGTTCACTGATTGTTTCATCGCATACCTCCTAACCGTTAATTAATCTTTCGAGGTCTGCTCTGACTTTTTTAGTGAACTTTTGGTAGACTGGGAACATAAACGTTTCTGGTTCCATGTATCTGGTGCCGTATTCAACAAAACCACTATAACCTGCTTTAGAAGTGATACCATACTTTAGATGTCCTTCTTTAGCATCTTCAACCATTCTTGCTAAGTTACCAGTCCAATAACCTTTGTTCATTACTTCTTTAGCAGTTTTAACTGTATCTGCACTAAATTCAATCGCATTGTTATGCAACACTTCGTCAACGTCATCATCAATATCATTGTTCATTCGGTCAAAATCTCTGATTAAGTCGTCTAAATCTCCACCACCGAAACGCATTACTTAACCTCCTCGATATAGAACACTGTATCGTGTTCATAATCAATTCTTTTGGTTATCTGATACTTAGTATCGTTAATATAAGCGTGCGTCACAATAGGCTCAAAATGACCGTTTAAACGTATGACATTGATGTCTTTATTGATGTCTCCGTATTGCACCACTGTTTTTTGTGGACTTAGCGGACTGATATTACATGGTATTGCATCGTAGCGCTTTTCGTATGTTTCAGTTCGGCTTGTTTTAGGGTTGTACTGTCCTTTCGTTTCTTTAGCAAACACGACTCTTTTGTTATATCTCAATAGAAAATACCTGCCCCACGTTTATCTGAGTTTCGTGGCGTATATTGATCTATTACGTCCATATATTCGTCAAAGTCGTTTGCTTGAAACGTATTGGAACGCCCATCTACACTTTCCTGCGTCATACCTTCTGCGCCAACACGATTAAAGCGCTTGACCGCTACTTCTTCTACGATATATTCCAATCTATCTGGAACTTCATCACTACCGATAGGAAGTAAGCTAATCAAACGCTTTTCAGTGTTATCTATTATTCTTTTTAACAACTCATCTTGTACATTGTCGTTAATAGAGAGTAATAGCTTAACATTCTCTAATGTCGCCATATTATCCCTCCAATGTGTCTAAGATGTCTGCTTTGGTATCTTTTTCAGATACTTCGATACCATGTTTATCTGCAATTTCAATTAATTCTGCTTTTGTATTCTTATCATTTACAACTAACTTGATATATTGTTGATTATACTTATTGTCAGCATGTAGTAATTGATTAATACGTTCATCTGTAATGTCAGTAGGATAAATGTCGCCAACTTCATATGGTTTTTTATCTTCTGCGTCTACAAATGGTCGTACTACTTCGTATGAATAAGTCATGTGTCAGACCTCCTTAGATTAATTAGACAGTTTCAGGTTTTGGAGTAACTGTTTCAGGTTTAGTAGAAACACCTTCAAATTTCGCAAATGCTTTATCATCTGCAATGTGAACAGCTACATGCATTGTTGCACGTAATGCTAACATATCACGTTCGAATAAGTTAATAGGCTCACCGTTACCGTCTTTAATAGTTGATAATTGAGAACTATCATCGATTTTGTATTCAATACGTTGTGGAATACCATAGAATAATTGATTAAAGTCACCTGTATAAATGACGTTTTCTTTGTAATCTGGTGATTTTAAGTTCACAACAGGTAAACCATCTAAAGTATCAATAGCATTTCTACCTTTTCCTTTTTCGAACAATCTTTCATTAGAAACTGAGTCAACAATGCTAGATAACGCTCTTCTATTTGTTCGTTTAGAAATAAATGCGTTTGGATCGTAATCATTGTTTTCGATTAATGCCTCTAAATCTAATAAATTATCTTCATTGTATTCACCGTTAATCACATTACCAGCAGTTTGAACTGATTGTTCAATAGATTTGTTGAATGGATTATCTCCAACATTTAAAATTCCAGCTTCGTCAAACTTACGAGCAAATGCTTCTGCAATCATAGGTTTCATGGCTTCAAAGAAATCTGAGTAAGTGTAATTCAAGAATTCTTTTGTAACTGGTAAAATAACACCTAATTTATAAGCTCTCATTTTAGCTTCAAGCCAAGTAGCCTTAGATGTTTCAATTTTTTGACCTTCACCAACCCAGTAAGCGCCTGGTTTATCTGCCCAAAAAACGAAATCTTTTTCTGTTCCATCCATTTCTTGATATTTACCTAATTGCATGATTTTAGAAGTTTCCATAACTTCACGTAAAACTGGTTTAGTAAAGTTGTTTAATAATTCTCCTTCTTTGTGTTCATGCATCATAACGTTATCTGGATTAAAAGTCGCTGGTGTTACATCGTTGTTAGCAAAATGTTGTAAATTTAACTTTAACTTGTTAGTTTCATTCATTATTTAATTCCTCCGTTTATTGAATAATTCTTACTTCATCGGCAATACTGCCTAAACCTTTTTCTTTTCTACTTTGGTTTCGTGAAAAACTACTACCTTGATTAGTTGGTGTAGCTTGACGTGTAGCTTCTTTGACTTTTTCTCCAACAGCACTATCAAAGTCTTTTTTGATTTGTCGAATAACATCTTTGATTTCTTCGTTATCCTCAATTTTGATGAGTGCATCAGCAAATGATGTAGGAAGTTCTTGTTCTTTCAAATCATCAACTACATCAGATTTGAGTTCTTTAAGTGCTTGTGCTTTTTCACGTTCAGCAATAGCTTTCTCGCGTTTAGATAACTCTTGTTCTTCTTTTTCTTTTTGTGTCATCTTCGCATAAGATTGTTCTTCACGTCGCACTCGTTCAATTTCTTCTTGAAGTTTTTTATCGTATTCTTCTGCTAATCTTCGTTTATTTTTCTCACTAGCTTTACTAATTTTTGCGTCTAGCTCACTTTGTGTATAAGTTACCTCTTCGCTTTTAGCGTTATCGTTTTCTGACTGCTCATTATTATTACGTTCAGTTTCGTCTCCACCTTCTGCGAAGAATTGAAGATTGGCTTTTAAAAAATTATCTTTAATCATTTTTTGTCCTCCTCATAAACGTTAAGTTCTCGAATTTATCGCATAAAAAAAGCGCCCCAATCAGTCAGTTAAGCCCGATTAGTGCGCTAGATTTATTTTGATAGGGAAACAAGTTTCTTAACCCTTATAATTAGTTATAGTTTATGAGCAGTTTAATGACTTACTTAGGTCAAGTAGCTAACGTATGCTACCAACGAGATACTAATTGGATCACCATTTTCACGTTACGACTTCTCATGAGTACCACCTCAAATAAAGTTTTTAGGTTCAAATGATTTCTTTTTATCTTGCTTAGGTTTCGCTTGTGCTTGGTTACTAGGATTTGTATCGTTCAGACGCTTCAGTTCTACATGAATGTGTTCTAAAGCGTCGGCGATACGTTCGAGTGCATTTGTCATTTAACCACACCTCCGAAATATTTACCTTTACGTTCTTCGAAGAACTTATCACGCCAGTTTTCATCAATGTGCGGAACGACTGCACTTCTGCAAAACGGATGCATAGGCGGAGCATTTACACCCGGAACCATGTCTTTTACTTTAAATGTTTTATCATTCAAACTCCTACATGTTTTCGTTGTCTTGCTATCCATTTTTGCTACAAATTGATATTCAGCTTCTGCACCGTGTTCTTCAAGCATATGACGTTTAGACGCTAACGTTTGAACTCTTGCAGTTTCTGTAAGTAATAGGCGTTTCATGTTGTAAGTTGTTGCCCCTGTGTCTTTACGCATGTCTTTGATGAACTCATAAGGGTGTCGTCCACGTAGTAATACATGACGTGTCGTCTTTTGAACGTGTCGTCTTACCGTTTCCATATCCGACCACAGTCTTGTACTCCACTTATGTCCTTCAAACGGTGTAAATACAATTGTTTTAACGTCGTTTATAGACACTTGAAGTGTTTCTCCTAAGATACCTGCTTGTTGCTCTAATGCACGATAATAAGCACTCTCCATGTAGTTATACATAGATTGTTCTATCTGTGCATAAGCATAAGTAACAATTAGTCCTAGTTGCGCTTGAAGTAACTTCTCACGACTAACATACATCTTAGTATTGTAGGCTCTTAGTTCTGCATTAGCTTTATCACTGAAGTCTTTGTTTTCTACATATTCTTTAGCTTTTTGAGAGAATTGTTGTACATCTACTGCATCAATTTTCTTCTTAGCTTCTATAAATGAAATACCTTCGTTAATTGCATATCTTGCATAGAAACGATTAATCTCATCTTCGATATCAGCGTTCATTTCATCGACAATACGTTGTATTTCTTTAGCAATCTCATAATCCGATTTACTTTCTTCATCAATAATTTCTTTTGCTCTATCTTCCCAATAAGTCATAGATCATCACTCCTCATTATCAATGTGATTATCTATACCCTCTTGGTTGTACATGCGTTCATCTGATTTTTGTAACTGAGCATCTTCTTCATTTTCAATACGTTCCATTTCTTGTTGTGGGTTGTCAATGAACGATACAAGAGACATCAATGATTGTTGACTGATTTCCCCACCTGCTTGTAAGTACATATCCATTTCATCTTTGACTGACTTAGGTATATTACGTGTGAATGTAAATGTTAAATCTTGAATAGCATCGCTATTTAACTCACGATTGATACTCATAATCTGACCGATTAATTTGTAACGTCTACGCAAGCCTTTTCGGAATAAACCTTCTTTGATTGCAGTACGTTGCTCTAGTCCAAACAACTTATATTTCATGGCTTCACCTGAAGAATTGCCAGCAAAGTTCTCATCACTCATATCCGGCGTATTAGTGAACATATGAATGTTACGACTAATTCTGTCTTTATAGGCTTCGACACCACTTACATCATATTCTTTGTAGATGTATCTAGCGTCTACATTACCTTCAGTCGTTTTTTCGTCCATTGTTGTATATTCTGGCGGAACTAAGTGGAATACATTAGCATCTTTTTGCAATTGCGCAGTATTGCTATCAAGTTCCATGTTGCCAATCACAAGTAACATTGCATCGTTTAAATCACTCATGTAGTTAGCTGTATCTGATTGTGCATTGTCGTATAAATCAATTAACGGAATGACTTTCTCAAAGTCCCCACGACGCTTTTCATTATTGCTAAACTCTGTGATTGTTACCTTACCGAATGAATGTGGCTCTGACGGTCTACGTTCTTGTAGTGATAGGTTAGTAGACTTATTAGCATAAAAGAAATTAGTTGCATTAGGTGTAATGATGTCTACATTGTAAATATCTGTGTCGTCATATTCTCTTGTTGACGTTTGCCAGTATCTTACTGCAATCAAACTATTCTGTTCAATCGTGTTATCGTAAATCACAAATGTGTTGCGTGGATCAGATTTGTATAATCTAACCTCATCATCTTGATTACGGATAATATATTCATAAGCACGACCGAAGATAGACAAGTCTAATCCAATTGAACGGTTATGCGTGTCGATGTCGTTTAAGTTATGTAGTCCATTAATCTTCTCTTGTGCATCTTCATCTTCTGATTGAACTTGTATTGCATGGCCGAAACAGTAACCGTTAATAAAATCTGCAATGTATGATGCGAAGTCATGCGCTGCACGATTATCTGCTAAGTGTTTCTCTCTACGTCTACGATTACGCATGATGTTGTAGTTAAGTCCTTGATAGTAATCGTCAAGCATTTGTAATCTAGGTACTTGCGCTTCTAAATGATGACTAATGCATTCGCTAATAAAATCATAATCATCTAGTATCTCGCTTAATGTACCGTCGTAACGATACGTTTCAACTGCGTCACGTCTGTATATCTTATCTCTATGTTGTCGGTATTCTGCATCTCTTTCGAATTCATTTACTTTTAACAAGCATTATCCCTCCTTATAAGCCCATTGATTTGATTGTGCTAATATTCTTCCTAACATTTGTTTTCGTCTGTTTATGAGGCAAATGGAAACGTTCTAGGGAATACCGTAATCCATCTAACAAATGGTTGTTTCTGTCGATAGGTTGGTTTAACCAATTCCCTTCTTTATCTTGTTCAAATGTGTAAGTATTCAATTCTTCAATCGTATTTACACAAGTGGGATGAACATATATCTTAAAGCCTTGTATAAACTGAACACCCTGCATAATTGAGCCTTGCCCTTTGATTGACGGTTTAATGTTAGGAATGCCTTTACGCTTAATCTCTGCAATCAAACGTTTCTCAGCACTATCTGCAACAATAAGTGCATCTTTATATCCTTTATCTACATACATTTGATATATCTCATCAGTGAGCATTCCTTTTTCATAGTGTTCGTCATATATCCATAATTCTTTGTTTTTTATATCTACAACGGTACTAATCAATGTAGTTGGATCGTGAGTAAAACCAAAATCACTACCATGTGCTTTTTCTTGTGTCCGTTTGAACACTTTCAACCAGTCAAACTCTTTCACTTCGAAATTATCAAATACAAGCCCTTCAGCTACTCCCCATTCTCCATCACATACAATTCTTGCACGTCTAGGATTTGTACGATACAAGTCCTCATAACGCGCAATGTCGACATCATCAAGCCATTCATTCACTCGATATGTCGTTGTATAGGAGAAAGTGTTGTTTAGCTTTGTATCTTCATCAAAGAATGTAGGTTTAAGCCAATGACGTTCACTCCAAGGGTTGAATGTAACTGTAATTTGTTTGAAGAAGTCTGGACTATCGACACTACCACGAATAGATTCAACAAGTGTTGCGAATTTATCGTAGGTTTCAACTTGATATGCTTCTTCTATCCAACACCAACTCAATATTCCTTTGTCAACAGTAATTGATGTAATCTTTAACGGATCATCAATTCCTCTGAATAATATTTTTTGGCCAGTCGGTTTATAGGTAATCTCTGGTAAACTGTCATTAAACTTAAATAAGTGAGCCACTCCTAATTGGTTTGTAGCCCACTTCAAATCTGTATATGTTGATTGTTTATTTGTATTACTAAAACGTCTGACTACAAGCAAGTTAGCCCACTCATATTCCATTAATCTGTATATAAAGTTTAGTGCAGTTGTTTTACTCTTTTTGCTACCCCTGGAACCTTTCACAACTCTGTAAAAGTTTTTGTTATGCCAGAATTTGTTGTAGCCACCACCGATAATTTTAGCGATACTTACTTTGTTATCAGTCATCGGCTGGCACATCACTTACGAAGGTAGGCGTTACAACTTCTGCCTCAACTTTGTCAGTAGGTTTATGTCCCGTCCTGTCTAAGATGTCACTTGCTGCGTTGTATCTAACTAACTCACTTTTTGCAGTTAATAAATCTTCCATCGTCTTAATCGCCTTACCAGTCAGTCCTTTTAGTAGATTACGTTCAGCATTAAGTAACTCTTCTTGGAATTCTGCATTCCTTTTCCAATTCGAAATAGTTTGTCTAGCTACATTTAACTCCCTAGCTATTTCATTCTGGTTTAAATTCTTCTCAACCATTAGCGCTATGGCTTTATTTTGTTTTGAAGTCAGCAATAAAATCACCTCCAATGTCAAAATTAGTCAAAGTTTTATACACTCATATCACACGTTTTAAATGTCATATCAGCATACAAAAAACCTACCTGAGTGTTCTCTCAGATAGGCTACATATTTGAAAAGTTTAGGAAGACTTTCCCACGTAACTATATAGAAAGGAGTATGTTATGACTATTTCCGTAGCCACAATATCATTATATAGGTTAAGTTGATGTTATTTTTCCAGAACTTTTCCAGAATTAATGAATAATACCTAATTCATCAGCTAAACGAGTTAATAAATCTTTTCTTAAATCATATGCAGTCGACTTACTAACACATATCTCTTGTGCTACACCTGTAAGATTTAACGTTCTAGGTTTCTTGAAGTAATATAGTTCCATTAACTTTTGAACTTCCGGCGTACTGGAATGATATACTACTTCGATAGCTGATTTCATTCTTGCTAATTGTGATAAACGTCTATCATTTACTACTCTTGTCGCTTTTATCTCTGTAACGCTTATATTACTGTGTACGTGTTCTCCACCGATATTTGTATCAGTTGGTTGCCATGGATTAAGTACTTCTTCACGTACACGTGCGATGTCTTTATCAATATACTTGTAATTGCTTAATTCGCTTTCTAAATAAATCTGTGTAGAGCGTCTTAATGTCACAATTTATCCCTCCATTTTACTTTTAACTATTATCCAAACGAGATAAGCAATAGGTATTAATACTATCCAACCTGTCATCGTCTTACTCCATTCAAATCTGTCTGATCACTCTCACTAGCAAAGTCCTTAGGTGCAGTATCCACATCATCTTCACTCTGCAACTTAACGATAAGTTCGTTAGTTAGATATTTACTAAGTTCATACATTCCGATGATGAACCATATTTTTAGTATGCGTTTAATCATTAAACAATCGCTCCTTAAGTTTTTTGTAACCTTTAATGACGGACATCAAAGCCTCTTTCTGACGTTGCGCTTTATATACTTTCAACGCTTGCTCCTTACTCTCCGCCTCCACAATAGAGAGAGTTTCGTTTGTGCGTGCTTTCTCTATATCCGTGTGAATGTGACCTGTGCTATCTGTGAATTCTCTGATTAGGAATTGTTTCATAGTATCACCAACTCATTCTTTCTTTTTAAATCTCAAAGTCACTACATCTCTGAAATGTTGATTTCTTGTATGAGTTTCTGAAAGTTTATGATTAGTTATCATTTCAATAACTTCATAATCTACTAGGTTCAAATGAGATATATGAATATTAGTTTCATCTTTTCCGTCAAATAATCTTTTTAATATTTTTACAGTCGGTTGTTCAAAGTCTTTCATTTCCCTAGCACCTCTTTTACTTTTTCTAGTATGTCCTTAGTATCCTGTGCTTCCATACGCTCCACGTTCTGATTCTTCGTCAAACTCTTGCACCTCCGTTGGCTCTGGTAACATCACCGGTGTAACAACCAACTGTGCTAAACGTGTTTTTGCTTTCACCGTAATATCTTCATTACCGATATTGTCTGTGATAATTCCAATTTCTTTGTTATAAGTGTGATCAATTGTTCCTAGTGCTACACGTAACTTAGTTTTAAGTGAATTACCTGAACGTGGTCTCACTTGCGCCTCATATCCATACGCTAAATCAATTGCAATGTGTGTTGGTACTACGACTGTACTATGTGTTGGAATAGTTGTATCTTCTGCGACATATAAATCTAATCCACTATCTGTTGGATTTGCTCTCGTTGGCAAGATTGCATTTTCTGATAATAATTTAATTGGTAAAATTCCCATTATTTTCTCTCCGTTTCTTCTTCCATAATTTGTGATAAACGATATATTTGAATATCAGACATTCCTATTCTGTTACACGCTCTGAAAAAAGCTTGTTCTTCTTTTGATTGTTCTCTTTTTGCATACTCTGTAAATTTATATGCTGCAATTAAGTCCTTAACTATTCTAGTGACTACTGTTCTAATTATTGATTTACCTACAAATTTAATTACGTTTTTCATTTATTGTTCCTCCGATATTTGAATTAATTGAATGTTGTACCATTCTTGATAAACGTTCCCTTTCTGCTTTTGTATCAACTATTTGATATCTGTAATTCAACGCAGGTGCTACTGGTGGTTTAAGTGGCGACTGCTTAATAACTACTTTTTGTTCACCGACCAATGTATGAAAACTGCCACCATTCAATAAGCTGAGTAAGTCATTTTCATCTAGGAATATAGTTTGTTCACTCATCGCTATCACTCTCCAAATCTTTTAATAAAGTTTGAATATAAGTTTTAGATGCACTTAATAATTCATTTTGATAAGCATTAAGAATTGATTTATCTACTTGCTCGATATGCCATAATGTCTCTTGTAAGTTATCTATATCTTGAAACATTAATTGTTGACCTCCTTATATTTGTCTACAATTTTTGTGATTTCATGTGCATAATCATCAGGCGCTACTATATAGTCAACGTTTAAAATCTCATCAAACGCCTCTGCCTTCCTTTTCACTTCTGCCATATCATTGATGAGTTCGTCATGCTCTTTAGACGTATCATATAAATTCTTTTCTATTTCATAACTCAACTTAATTTCTTTATCTAATTTTCTTTCTAACTCTGCATTACGCTCACGCAATTTCTCAAGGTCATCAAGCAATGCGTCATAACTTTTTTGTGATAATGTTACTGTCATTCCACCATAGCACCGTCCTTCCAAATTAAAGTCATTGTGCCGTCGTCGTTCAGAATGTGATAAGAAATTGTTTCGTTTTTTGATTTAGAAAATTCAATACTAGCGTTGTAATAAGTGACCACCTTAGTTTCTTCAACTACATTTTTTAAAGTCTTTACTAACACCGGAAACACTGTATCCTCGTCGATTTCTTCTTCAATTTCGACTGTGAAAGTTTCATTTATAGCAATCTCATGCTCTATCGACAAGTTTTGAATTTTATCGAAATACACAGAACCACCATCAAGATTGCTATAAAAAGCCTTGTCACTAACTTCATTCTCCCATCCCCACTCAATTAATTCTGGTAATGTCATCTCTACCTTACGTTTAATCTTTGCCATTCCTTACACACTCCCTGTTCCCTTTTATATCGCACTCACTTACTTTCAATGTCACTCTACTTCCAGCTACCTTAACCACAAAGCCGTTGACACCTAGCTTGCGTAATTCCTGTTGTATCTGTGTAGGTGTCTTGCCTTGTGTAGCATAGCGATAGCGTTGGTTAATTGTGTTGGATAAGATCATTCCAACTCACCTACAATCGCATCTACGACATTAACAGTTACCGCATTACCTGCTTGTTTGTATAATTGACTATTACTCACTCCACTATTTTTAGCTTTATAAAACTGTTCATCTGTAAAGCCCTGTAACCTCCAACATTCTAAAGGTGTTAGTTTTCTAATTCTCAAATCTTCAGTGATAGGTAAAATCGCTGTTTTAAACCCTTCAGGTCTAGTTGTTAATGTAGGACTTAAACCTGTTTGATCTATTGTTTTATTATATGCATTTACCGTTGTGCCATTTTTTAATTCTTCTATGTTTTCATTCATAGTTTCACACGCTTGTTTACCCATACGTCCGAATTCTTTTTTAGAAACAAAACTTTTCCTTTTGAGTTGTGAAACATTCTCACTTATTGCTATACCATGCCTATCTTGACTGGTTAACGTAAACATAGGTTTGTTGTTCTCTTTAAACCTTCTACCATTTTGTCGTTTGTTCACTCTATCTGGCGTTAAAACTGGAACTGCCACTTTAGGTTGTCTGTCCCCACCTTGCATTGTGTTAAGTGTAGGACTTACCCTATTCACACTATGAACACTATCAACATCTCTGTAATCGTAGTGGTTTAATCTACCGCTTAAATCTTCGTTCAACGTTAACTTTCTTGTCTTTTCTTCGGATAAGTAGTAACTTTCGTCTACGTCTTTCTCTAAGATGTCAACCAGTCGTGTGTCGACGCTTGTTTGTTGTTTAACTAAGTTGAATAACTTAGGTTCTTTCCAAACGTCTTTGCGTGTGACTAAGATGTATACTCGTTCTCTATTTTGTGGAACTCCCCAATATTTGCTGTTAAACAAGCCCCATTCGATGAAATACCCCAATTCATCCAACGCTTGAACGATTGTTCCGTAAGTTCTCCCTTTGTCGTGTGAGAGTAACCCTTTGACGTTTTCCAGTAATACATAAGATGGTTGGATCTCTTTAATCGCCCTCGCAATATGAAAGAAGATTGTTCCTCTTGTATCTTCAAACCCTCTGCGATTCCCTGCGATACTAAAGGCTTGGCAAGGAAAGCCCCCTGTGATGATGTCGACTTGTCCTCTGTATAATCGAAAATGTTCATCTGTAACGCTTGTGATGTCATCTAACTCCTCCTCATTCTCTGTATCGTATATTGCTTTATAACTTTGCTTTGCAAATTTATCTATCTCTGCAAACGCCATGCATTCATGACCGTGTTTCTCTAATGCAGAACGAAAACCACCTATACCACTACATATATCTATGAATTTCATGCGTTCACCAACTCTTTACATATCTCATCAAAGGTCTGAACACCTCTACCATCAGTGATATCCATAATTACGCCATACACATATTGATTGATACTGAACTCTGCTCGGTCTTGCTCGTCTGAAATATGTCCTGTCCCTTGTCTAATGTCAGTACATTGAACATAAATCTTAATGTCCTTCTCACTTGCTCTTTTAAGGTGCTGTGCATACCCCATTTCGCAAATTGTCCCTTGTGCATGTGGTAAGTAGTCGAATATCATGACATCGCTTGTTTCCATGCCTAATGTGTCATTAAACACAATACGTTCTGCTAGTTTATCTTGGTTAGCATTCGCTTTATCGTTTATATCCTTATCGTCATGTGGTGCGTACACTTTAAAGCCTAATCGCTGTAACTCTTGTTTCTCCCACTCACGACGCATCTGTTGTCCTATACTTAGCATGTCGCCACCTAAATAGATCATTGTTTTGCCTCCTTACATTCATAAATGACTATTGCACTTGGGAAAGGCGCACTATTTTTACTATTTCCAAACTTCAAGCGACCTTTTAAAAATTTAATGTCATCTGCTTTATCGAAAATAAAATCGTGCCAGTATGTTGTATCTGTTCTTGCTGGTATCAAACAAACAACCGTTGCACCATTCAAACTTTCTTCGTACGCTTTCTTGATCCATTTTTTTATTTCTCTTCCATAAGGTGGGTTCATGAACACAACATCATTTGACCAATCTTTACTTAAACCGTCATCTTCAATAGTGAAGTATTTACTACACTTAGCATTTTCGTCAGTTGCGCATGGATCTAACGTGAAATTAAATTCTTCATTCAATTCATCAAATAAATATTGCGGTGTAGTCCACTCATTTGATTTACTGCTAAAATGAACACTCATATACCATCACTCCCAATTCTCTATCGCAAACTCAACACTTTGTTTAGCTTTCTTTAAATCTTCCAAACCGTTCTTTCTAGGCGCTCTCATTAAGTATTTGAGTGCATTCCCTACGTGATAAAATACTGACGCTGATTTGTACGTCTTACCTACTAATTCGATAATCATTCGTGCTGAGAACTTACCGAACTGATAATGTGGCGGTTCGTTTACCATATCTACTTTTTTATTACTAATAATTGTCATTTTCATCTACACCTTTACTATGTCGTATCTATCATCAATCTTTACTAACTCACTACCAACACGAACCATAAGATAAGGTTCACCATTAAAGTTATAATTCAACTCTTCCACAACCGCCGGGAATGATGTTTTAGCTTTAGGATATTTAAACCAAATGTCATCGCCTGGATTTAATTCATGTAATTCCATTCCGCTACCCCCTCTGTACATTGCCGTATTGATCTGTTTTGACTTTGGCAAATACATTGTTTTCGAATAAGTGAACGCAATATTTATCAAATACATGTTTTTGTGGTGTGCCGTTAAATAAATGTGGCTTGCGTTCTTTTAATCTATTTAACTCACGTGCTTTGATACGTTCCTCACGCTCTCTCTGTTCTGCTAAGTAATTCATATCATCATCGCTTTCCTTTTCATAAATTGTGTATTCTTCCGGTATAACTTCCTCGATAGGTTGTTTTCTAACTCTTGAGAATATTTTTTGTGTGCTTAGGTTGTGATTTTGTCGCATATCTTCAAAATCTGACCTTTTAATGTAGTAAGTATCATTAAATACTGGTACCGCTAGATACACACCATTCTTAAACGGTACAAAGTTATGATTTAAATAAACTGCGTCTTTAATGTTCCAACCCTTTGCGATACGTTCATCAAATGCATCGGCCGTTACCTTACCTTTACGCATTTGATTAATTTCGTCTTTCGATAATGTGTATTCTTGACCTTTGTACATAATTCTTTTCGCTTTCGGCATGGTGTCACTTCCAATCTGCGTAACTGACACTAACGTCAGTAATGTTTTTGATATTATCGAGTAAATTGTCAGGGTCATTTTTATATCTATTAGCGTAATGTTCGATATAGTTTTCTCTATCTGCGTGCTTGTTTATCCAAATAGGTTGTTCTACTTCGACGGTTAAATCGAATGTGAGTTTTAGTGTTTCTTCCTGCATTACACTTCCTCCACTTCTAAAATAATTTTCGGTTCCTCTGCATATTGCTTAAAACTGTGTATTTCAACGATTTGATTATCGTCTTTCCATAGGTGATCGTTCGCTGCATCTAACACAGTTTTGATTAAGTTATCTATATCTGGTTTAGTACGTTTGTACTGACCTATCGCTATCAGTTTCTGTTTTTTCGACCAACTCTTAGGTGGTTTAAAATAAAAATAAAGCGACACCTTAAGTTGTGTATTCAACATTTTTTTAGGTAACTGGTTCTGTATAAACTTCTTATGCGACGTATATGACGCTGGCATGTATGTTTGAACAAATCTACCTGTATTTCTGAAACGTGGACGAGGCGAGCCAATAGGTGCCTCATACGTTTCGTTAAAGTTAATTTCTATCCGCACGTTGTCACTCCTAGAATAAGAATTCATCTATTGTTGTCTGCTGTTGTAATTCTTCTTTTCTAAATAATTTATGCTTACGTTTCATTTTTGCTAACTCATCTTTAGTTACAAATGGTTTAAAATGCTTATCACTCATTCCACCTTTATTAGCAAGATAGAAAGTACCGTCATCTCTAGGTAGCACTCTAAGCATTTCCCAACCGTCGCTTTCATATAGGCTATATGCGTTAGGTTGATTTTCTATAAGTCCCATCGCTTTGCCTCCACTTTGTTTCATCTAATATTTTTGATTTAACGTTATCGTAATCATCAAAAAAGGTTATTTCTTCACTTTTTAATAATCTATCTACTGCCCAACCCATTTCTAAAATGCTTTTTTGAATGATTGGGTCATCTTTGTAATCGTTACGGTACAAGTCGCCTAACAACGTTTGTAATTCTGCAATAATCATTAGTAAAACCTCTGTGTTTTTTTGTAGAATTCTAGTTCAACAACGCCCGTCTCACCGTCTTTATTTTTAACGACGTTTAACTCAATATCTGATTTGCCAGTTTCATCATCTGCGATTTCACGGTTGTAATAGTCATCTCGATAAAGCATGAATATCATGTTCGCATCTTGCTCAATGCCCCCAGCCTCTCTTAAATCAGACATCATAGGGCGTTTGTCTTGCCTACTTTCAACACCCCTGCTTAATTGTGATAAAGCAATGATTAAGCAACCTGTTTCTTTAGCTATAATCTTTAAATCACGACTAATTTTTTCAACTTCTAAACGTCTATCTTTTTGTGGCAAGTCAGATTTCATTAACTGCAAGTAGTCGATACATATAATTTGTGGTTTATCGCTATCTCTCATAGCAATTTCTCTCACACCTTGTGGTGTAATTTGAGCATGATCTTCAATTCTAAAGTTGCTATGTTGTTTAATGTCGTTGATTGCTGACATTATTCTTTCAACTTCATCATCATTTAACCCATCTGACTTTTTAATCTTATAAAGTGGCACACCAGATATCGCAGACGTTAGACGTTCAACAATGTTGTTACCTCCAGTTTCTAAACTGAAGAAGGTAGTCGGATACCCCTGTTGTGTCAGGTTCCAAATCATATTTAATGCTAGGGCAGTTTTGCCTGTACTAGGTCGCCCTGCAAGCACGTTTAATTGTCCTTCTTCAAAGCCATGTATCTTTTCATCTAACTTATTAAAGTTCGTCGTTATAAACGTCTTAGGCGTATCTGATAAGATGTTTTCCATAACAGTTGTTAGAAATTGGTCTGTCGGGTTGTCTTTCTCGATATTTAACTCACTTAGCTCTTTTAATTGGTCGATTAGATAAGTAAAATTCTCTTTCGTTGGTACTGATTGAAACTCGCTAACTTCGACCCTAGCCTTATTCAAAATGTAGTTGTTTAAGATATTTAGTTGATCCTGCATAAAAAACACTTTGTCTGTACCTTTAGAGTTATACAGTTGTGTTAATACCTTAGTTGGTATAAATTCAGCATCTTCTCTGCTTTTGTAGTAAATCTCGTTTACATCTACTTTGCCTTGTTCAAGTACATACTCGATAAATTTTTGCGCAGTAACATCTGTAAACATTGCAGGTTTGAGTTTTAACTTACTCAACAATTTAGGGTAGTTCATCAGATTAGACACAATAGCGTGTTCGGTTGATAAAACATCAATATTCTTCATCTACAACACCCCATTCTTGTTTCATCTGCGCCCATTTTTTCTTACGTTCTTCATGACGTTTTTTAAATTCTGGGTCATGTTGTAATTTGTATGCTTTAGTTTGTTCTTTAGGTATCGTGTCAATCACTTTTGTTTTAGGTTTATAAGCTAATATGTCAGATAAAGTAGGTTTATACTTCTTTTCTCTGATGTATTGCTCTGTTTTTAATAATGTCGGTTGATAGTCCCCGTATTTTATTAATAGGTGTAGCCATTCTTTCAAAACTTGTTCGTCACTATCGAACTTCATATTGTAAATAGTATTGATTTTATTAAGAATGATTGCAGCCTCTTTTTTAGTCATAGGCATTTGTTATCACTCCTCGTTCAATATGTCGTCTAGTAAAGTTCCTTTTACTTGTTGTTTAGGTTTTACTTTGTTTTGAGCATCTTCTTTAGTTTTCACATTTTCTTTAGCCCAATTATTTAAAACTTGAATTAAATAACCAACATGACACCCTTTTTCTTTCGTGTAATCAGTAGCAATTTCGATAACCTCATCAGCATGTTCCCCTATATCGTCGACTGCATATCCTATCTGTTCCATTTGATAAGGGGTTAAGTTATTATCTAAAAATGTGATTACATAATTAATTGCTTTTGAGAAGACGTCGTTACTTCTATCTTCTCTATTCTTATTCTTATATTCTTCTTCTCTTTCTTCTTCTTCTTCTTCTTCTGTATCGTTACGTAACGTTACGGTAACGTTACTTTCTATTTGGTTTTGTTTTTGTC